TATGGCAGGTTTTGATGAACCAACTAAGATTGTCTCTGGACTTCAATTATTACAAGCTGGAATTATAGATAAAGAAACGTTACAAGAAAATATGGACGGTCTTGAAAATGTACAAAAGATTAATGATAGAATATTAAAAGATGAAGCAGAACGTACATTGTTTCAAACATTAAAGGAACAAGCAAGTCAAGGCGATCCAAAAGCACTTATGGCGTTAGTACAAATTTATAAAACACCAAGCAATATGCAAGAAGTATTAGATAAGTTTTATACAGCTAATGAACCAGAAGTTCCAGAAGCAGAAGCAGCTATGTTAGAACAAATGATGGGAGGTGGTCAACCAGTACCACAAGGTCCAGCACCAGACATTCGATCATTACTATTACAAGGATTACCACAGGGATAATGGGATTTATAGAAAACGAAAGCAACAATAAAAAATTTGCAGACATCTGCAATAATTCTTTATTTGATGTATGGCAACGATCACAAGAATACATAGAAGATATTGAAGAAGATGAAGAAGCTACATACTCTGCATTTCCGCAAGGTATGATTGTTCAATATATTCCAAATGGATTAATCATAATGTTTGGTCCGCCACCAGAAGGAGAAGAATATGGCGAATGGTAGTAGTAGAGATATGGGCAGAAGGGGCGGAAAAAAAAGTACCGCACCAGCAAGACCTGCCGCAGTTTCTGGTCCAGGAAAATTAGCTAGAAGAACAGATAGTGCAGTTCCATCTATACAAGATGTACAAGCTATGTCTTCAGGTACTTATGGAGAAGAACAACAACTTGTAGAACAAGTTAGAGATGGCGCAATAATAGAAGGTGAACAAGAAGCTACACCAGTAGCAGCAGCACCAAGACAAGCTGCACCTGCACCAATAGGTGGAGTTCCAGCAGAGTTAGCAGACATATTTGCACCTGATCCTGAAGGCGGAGATTTAAATGCTTATCAAAGACCACAAGAACAAATTACTTTAGAACCTGATGACGTGTTGTTAATCAGAGCAATGGCAGAAGCAAATCCTACTAATGAATTATTAGGATTATTACAATTTGCTTCACAGAGAGCAAGAAGTAGAAATATAGAAGGAATGTGACGTGGGTGTCTATTTTAGGGATAATCCAAAGTCCGAAGAAAATTTATACAAAGATATAGCTAAACGTTATTCACAATACGAACAAGCAAAGAAAAACGTAAATGTAGATGACGCTGCAAGAGCAAGTACAATAGCTAAATTATATCCTAACTTTTCACCAGATGTTATTACAGCAATGACAATGTTAAATGTAAAACCAGAGAGTGAATTGTTAAAAGATATATCAAGAACAATTACAGAATACAATTCTAAAACTATAAAAGATAAAGTACTCGATCCATTAAAAGCAGCTACTAGATTTACATTTTTAGGGTTTGAAGATTTATATAGAACTTTAATAGATAGACCAATCAATTCATTTATTGCTTCTACTTTTGGAGATAAAGCAGAACAATTAACATTTAGTGAAGCATATAAACAATCTGGTAAATCAACAGTTAAACAAGTATTTAATGAAATGTCTGCTGGACGTAAGGTTAATTTAGGTGAAGGCATACTTCCACAATCAGATATGTTTGATCCACAAAATCCTAACTCTAAATTTTATGATGAATATCAAACAATGATTAAAGGTGGCATTGATCCTAACCAGGCACAAAAATATTTGCAAGATTATTTAGGTACACCTATTACAGAAATAGACGCACGTATGCAAGAAGAAAGTGGTAACTTTACTATTTCTAAAACTAAAGATGGTTATCGTGGTCCGTCAGTTCCTATATCACTTGGTAGAGCATTAGCATTACAAGTTGTAGAACCTAACACTAGAACATTCGATATGGTCTCTGGTGTTATTGACGCTGGTAAAGTTTTATTCTTAGATCCAGCTAACTATTTATCATTAGGTGTAAAAGCATTAACTAAAGGTTCTAAGACATTAAAAGCTAGTCCTTATCTTATAGAAAAACTACAAGCATTACCAGCAGAAAAACTAAATGATGTACAAAAAGCAGCATTAGGAATGCACAATAAAGGTTGGGGCTTAAAGTTTATAGAAGGTGAAAGAGTTGCAGATTATCTTAGTAGAGATAAAGGTGGCGGAAGATTAATAGAATATTTATCTACTATTGACGATCCAAATAAATTTATTGATACATTTGATGTATATGATCCAGATACTGTCAAAGCATTTATGGACGTTACACAAGATTTTACTAAAACACCTGAAGAAAAAATAGTTGGTGTAGCAGAATTATTAAATGAAATGTTAGGTATTAAAGGTGTTGGATTAGGAGAACTTAAACCTACTGTTGGTGCATTAGGAAGTATTTTAGGTTCAGCAACTGAAAAATTAGTAGGTGGTGTTGACGCTGGATATGGTGCAATGTTTGGTGCTAAAAAAGTATTAAGACAAAAATTAATGAACAGTCCTGATCGTGCAGCAAGAGTAATTGGAACCTATGCAAAAGATTTACCTTATAGATATTTAGATAGTTCACAAATTGGTGACGCTGTTAGAAATATTAAATTGTTTATGGATCAAACAACTATAGACGCAACAGCTAAATCACAGATTATGAACAGAGCTATACGTTTAAAAGAAGGCGATACTACTGAAATGTTTAATTTAACTAAAGATATGGTTAGCGTTGTAGCTGATGATTTAGTAGAAAATTATGGAGTTAGATTAGAAGACGCAGATGACTTTAAAAAATTATTTGAAAATTCTACAGAAGAAATGCGTGCATATTTTATTAATTCAGTTACAGGTAAAGAAGCACTTAATCCTGGTGCAGCAAAAATGGATATTATTGTTAATGGTCAAGTAGGTCAAGTACCTGATCCTCATACTCTTACACAATTTATTAATAGAACAATACCTTTACCAGATCCAACACAATTAGCTAAAGCTATGAACTCTATGTCAATTATTAGAGCAAAAGCACAAAAAGCTGGATTTGGAAATATATTTGATAACTTGCCTAAAAATATGAAACAAAGTGCAGTATCTAAAATTATAGATAGTTACTACGGAGACTTTTGGAAACCATTTGTACTGTTACGTGGTGCATGGTTACTACGTGTTGTTGGAGAAGAACAAGTACGTATGTATGCACGTGGTTATGACAATATATTTTCAAGACCATTAAGTATTTTATCTTTAGGATTGTTAAGAGGAACAGACGCTGCTGAAGCAAGAAGATGGACACAAAAAAATGTTGTATTTGATGACATACTTGGTAATCCATTATCAGAAGCAGATGAGTGGGCTAAAGCAAGTTCACGTAGATTTGGTGTACACAACAATGATTATCTATATGGTGGAAGTAGAAGAAGTCAAAAAATTAGAGCTAAAATGCGTGCTAACAAACAAAATCCTCAATATTATGACACCTCAAATAAAACAGAAGCATTAGTAGATAGAGAACGTGGTGGTACAAGAAAATGGAAATTATATACAACAGGAATAATTAATGACATTGGTTTTATGAACAATGATAGTTTGTTTCAGTTCTTGTTTAGAGGTGCTAATTCAGACAAAAGAAGACAAATGCGATTAGAAGAATTTGTTGCTGGTGAAAGTGATAAAGCAAAAGAAATAATTGAAATGTTTAATAAAGGTGGTTCTACTTATAAAAGAATGATGTCAACACCTGGTGGTCGTTATGTATATGCACAAAGTTATTATGCAAGACTTAAACAATTTGCTGGTGGTAGATTTACAGATGATGTAGATATACTAAATGATTTAGCTACTAAAACTGTTATTGATGAAATAGATTTTACAAAGACACCTTATTTATTTGATGATACACCTATTGATAATAATTTATTTAATCTTCTTGCTACAGGTAAATTAAAATATTTAGATCCTAAATTTGGTGATGACACACTTGATATGTATCTTGAAAGTATTACTAATGGTGTTAAAAGAGAGTACACAAACAAAAGTTTATATGATGATGTTAATGAAATATTATTTAAAGAAAATGGAAAGTTTTTAGATAAACTACCAGAGTATGTAGCAGCAGGTTCACCAGATTATATAGAAAATTCTGGCAAAATGGATTACTACGTTGAACGTGCATTTGACATTTTAATGGGACAAAGAACAGATAATGCTTCACGTTCACCAGTATTTAGACAAGCATACTGGAGAGCAATATATGATTTACTTCCTTACATGTCACCATCAATGAGAAAAGTTATGTTAAACGGTGGCAAATATAAATCTGGAGATAAAGCTATAGAAGTAGCTGGTGCATTAAATGCTAATCTTCCAGCACAGAATTTACTTGCAAGCATTAAAGAAGACATTGGTTTAAATCCAAGAAAACTAAGAAAAATGGAAACTGAAATTAATGAAGATATGTTTAAGAGAAGAATAAAAGAATTAAACGATAGCGATCAAGCAGCAGGTATATTGCATGAAGATTTAGATGAAAAGATAGAAGAATTACAAAACACTTATGCTGCACGTAGAGGAAAACTTGAAGCAGAAAAAGTAGAAGCACAAGAAAAGTTAGCAGAACTAGAAGAAAACATTATGGGAACATACGGTTTTGACTATGATATAAATGACTTACCAGATAATGTAAAGTCAAGAATTGATGATATAGAAGAACAAATATTTGACATTCAATCTAAGTTAGATGACGCTAAAGATAATTTTCAAGATACATTAGATAAAGCATACGAACTTGCAGGATTTAATGATAAGTTTGGAGACGCAGAGTTAATTGATAAAATAGCTAAGTCTATTGCATTGACAGAGACACAAGAGTTATTATATGACTTATCAAAGCGTAAGAAAATAACTTATAACCTTAGAGCTTTATTTCCATTCGGTGAAGCATATACAGAAATTATGACAACTTGGGCAAGATTGTTAAAAGAAAATCCAGAAGTTTTAAGACGTGGTCAAGTAACAATACAAGCATTACGTGATGAAAATCCATT